CATTGTCGAGTAGAAGAAGTGATAGACGATAATCTCAATGAAGGCACTCTTCGCGGTGAAGGCGGCTTTGGCAGCACAGGAACTAAATAAAGGAGAAACAATATGAGCTTTAAATATATATTAAGACAAGGTGATAAAGGTCAAGAGGTCGCGAGACTTCAAGCAAAAGTAGGCGCCAGAGTAGATGGCGACTACGGCCCCAATACCAAATTTCAGGTAGAGAACTATCAAGAAAAACATCAGGAACTGGAAATAGATGGTATAGCTGGACCACAAACTCTTGGCCTGTTGGGAATTGAAGTGCTCCCCGGTATTGATCTTTCAAGCTGGAACGGCACAATAGACTTTAAAAAGGTTGCTGATGCTGGAGTAAAGTATGCTTGGATTAAAGTGTCCGAAGGCACAACTCATGTTAATCCAAAACACGAAAAGAAATTTGAAGACGCCAGAAAAGAAGATATTATAGTTGGTGCTTATCATTTTGGCCGACCTGATACTTCTCCGAATGACCCTAATGACTGGGAAAAGGAAGCAGACAACTTTTTAAAGCGACTTGATAAGGTTGGACTAGAGTGCGGAGATCTCATTCCAGTATTAGATGTCGAGAAAGGTATGAAGACTGACGACAACCATAATGTAGAGTGGTGTCTAAAGTGGCTTGATAAGGTAGGGCGCGAAACTAAAACACGCCCTGTTATTTATACAGCTCGTTGGGCTTGGCAGCTTTATATTATGAAGGCCAACGAAGATGAACAAAACAAACTAGCTTCATATCCAGTATGGCTAGCAAGTTATAATGGCGGCATAGAACCAAAGCGCAAAACAGGTCTTTGGGATAAGTGGGATATTTGGCAATGGACAGGCTCTGGGAAAGTCCCAGGAATCAAAGGCAAGTGCGACCAAAACTGGATGGCCGGTGGCCAATTAGAAAAATTGAGGGTTCCGTGAGCTTTAAAAGAAAATTAAGAAGAGCACAAGCAACTAAAGGTAAAAAGAACGCAGAAAAGGCATTAGCAGAAAAAGTGGCCCTTTTTGGTCATTTAGGCGATAAATGCTTGACTTGTGAAAAACCTTTTGATAGACTTAATAGAGAACAGGTTATGACTTGGAATGTAGTCGTGACGCAGAACAAAGAAGCGGTGCGGCTTTATTGCCCAACGTGTTGGAACAGAGCAGTTAAATTGATTAAAGAAACAAAAGAAGAATTATTAAACAAAAAAAAGGAGAAATAATGCAATTCTATCCAAAGTCGCGAAAAGGATTTGTGATTAATTATGATTTGGCTGAGCAGCTAAATTTTTTAGACGAGTATGTTTTGTGGGAAGAAGAGTATAATGAACTTCCGCTTATGGAAGTTATCGAAGAAAAGCTTGGAGTGGAGCCAACTGGCGTACAACATTTTGAATATGAGCGCGGAGGTTACATTCAAGGACTTCAAGGCTTTGATTATGATACATCTTATATCTTATTTGATCAAGATTCAGAACAAATCTATCCTGAAGAATGGGAAACCTTAATTAACACTCTGGAAGATAATGATGTAAACGTTGTTCACGGCAGTTGGGCAGAGTTGGGGTAAATGTCGGAAGACCAAGTAAATCGTCCAAATCACTACAATATCAACTGGAAAGGCGAGCAAGCCATTGAGACGTATACATATATTCGTTCTTGGAAAATGGACTACCCCGAAAGTAATATTATTAAATACGTCACAAGACACCCTTATAAAGGACAGTCTCTCAAAGATTTAAAGAAAGCACGTTGGTACTTAAACAAACTTATTGAAGAGGTGGAAAATGAAACCAAAATTAGTTAGAAATAAAATACCACAGATTATCACAAACGCAGGAAAGAAATGTAAATGGCATTATGCCGACAGTTATCTTTTTAGTCCAGGCAGCAAGTTAGGCAAATATTTATATGATAAAATGCAAGAAGAACTTGATGAGTTTATGGAAGATCCGTGCGTCGAAGAAGCAGCTGATATGTTTGAAGTACTTAATGCCATAATCGAGACTTATGGCGCCGCTCATCAAGCCGAAGAAGGCGGCTATAGCCCTTTCAGTTATCTAGATGTTGTGGATTGCGCTAAAAACAAACGCGAAGAACGCGGAAGTTTTGATGTAGGAATTATTTTAGAAGAGGTTTGTGAATGAAACAAGCTCTAACTTATGACGACGTATTATTAGTGCCGCAATATTCAGATATTAAAAGCAGAAAAGAAGTAAACATTGGTAATGATTTAGATAAGCGTTGGCGTTTAGAAATGCCTATAATCTCTTCGCCAATGGACACTGTAACCGAAAGTGATATGTGCATTGCAATGTACAAAGCTGGTGGCCTAGGCATCATTCATCGCTATAATACAGTAAAAGAGCAATGCGAACTAGTTCGTAAATGTAATTGGGGCGGCGCAGCTGTTGGAGTTACAGGAGACTATCTTAAGCGCGCAGTCAACTTGTTTGAGGCGGGTGTTAATGTTCTTTGTATCGATGTCGCACACGGCCATCACATTTTGATGAAAGACGCTATTACAGCCATCAAAGAAGAGTTAGGTGACATGGTGCATATTATGGCCGGCAATGTCGCAACTCTTCAAGGCTTCAACGATTTGTCAGATTGGGGCGCAGATAGTATACGTTGTAATATTGGCGGCGGCAGTATATGTTCGACAAGAATTCAAACCGGTCATGGCTTACCAGGCCTTCAAACAATCATAGACTGCGCTCAAAGCGATAGAGATACCAAAATCATTGCTGACGGAGGTATTAGATCCAGCGGCGATATTGTTAAAGCTTTGGCTGCTGGAGCAGATTTTGTTATGCTTGGTTCTATGCTGGCTGGAACAGCTGAATCGCCTGGAGAAAAAGTAGCCACTATGGCTGGCTCAAAAAAGAAATATCGCGGAATGGCCAGCAAAGACGCACAAATGGATTGGCGTGGTAAATATAGTTCAGATGAAGGAGTAAGCACGTTAGTCGATTTTAAAGGACCAGTTAACTTAATATTAAATGATTTGGCTAACGGTATTAAATCTGGTCTGTCTTATTCTGGTTGCCGCACAATTGCCGAGCTTCAATCAAAGGCACATTTTGTGCGACAAACAAACGCTGGTTTGGGCGAAAGCCATACTCATATTTTATCAAGATGAGAAAAAGAAATCCACCACCAGCAGATGCAAAATATATCCAGGTTCCAAGCTTGGAAAGCTTAGATGCTAATTTAAGAATTAAGCTTAGATTTGACGACATAACTAAGTTTTGGTTTTTTAACGAATACATCAAAGCCTATCTTACTGATGATCCAGACTTGGCGCCATTCATTGCGAAAATAAAAGAAAGCAGTATGTTGTCACGCAAATTTCGTTTAAAGAAGCATAAAGAAATTAAAAAGAAAGAGCAAGATATAATTAATCGTTTTGGATTAAACCAAGACGAGATAGAAAATATATTTGATATAATTGAAAGGGAAAAAGGTGATATATGAAATGTGCAGAAGTATGTGATAAGAACAAAAGTCCTTGTGAGCAAAAGGATTGCAGGATGTGGATAAATTATGATGATGATCTAAATTGTGTCGACATCGCAGTTAAGAAAAACGGCCCAATGGGCTTGAAACAAATAGGGGCTAGATTGGGCATATCTTACGTCCGCGTTACTCAAATAGAAAAAGAAGTATTAAGGAAGATAAAAAAAACTAACTTTAGCAAAAATGATACTATTTATAGCATTGAATAAAGTAAAAGATGTTTACATCTTAATATGCTCAGTTAAGGAGAAAACGCATGTCTAAGAAAACTCTATTAAATGAAGCCACTATTCGTCGCTTCATGAAGCTAGCAGAGATCGCCCCGTTGACTAATGGTTTCATTAGTGAAACAGAAGCTTACAAAGATGATGAAGAGGATTTCGGAGCGGATCCCGGAGCCGAAGATCTTCCGCCTGGCCTCGAAGGTGAAGGCGAAGGCGAAGAAATGGATGTTGAACTGGAAGAGCCAGTTGACGTTGAAGAGCCAATGGACGTTGAAGAGCCTGCTGGTGACGGAGAAGTAGAGTTGACTTTGTCTCCGGAGCAAGCTGACGCACTTGTAGCGCTCTTACAGCAAGTCGAAACGGCACAAGGTGTAGCGCCTGAGCCAGAAGAGCTTCCAGCGCCTGATATGGGCGATGAGTTGGAAGGTGAAGCCGAGTTGGATGTCGATCTAGAAGAACCAGCTGGTGAAGAAGAGGAAGAGGTCGAAGAACTAGAAGAAATTGACGTAGTCAATGATGACTATTTAGTTAACGAAGTTGCCCGCCGAGTTGCCAAAAGACTATTGACAAAGAAAAATAGTTAATATATACTTTCTATAACATTAACAGTGAGGTTTGACATGCAAGGACTTTTTTGGTTTTTTCTAGGTGGTATGCTTTATTATATCATTGACAGGACCACATCTATCTACAAAAAAGTAAAATTCATTAATGATGTTAAAATACACTCTTATCAATTAATTGGATATGCGTATGAGCAATTAGTATTCGCTATGACTGCGAAATATGTTATGTTAGAAACTAGCGAAGACATTGATCAAGAAAAGATAAAGTTATTTCGAAATGATGACGAGGCTGTTTTTGATAATTGGAAAAAAGAAACAGCGCTGGGTCTCAAAAACTCTCTTCCAGTAACTTACAGAGAAGCTCTTGAACTTGAAAACTGGGATGACATCATGGGCGCATTAGACACCCATTATAAGAAA